ATATCAGCAGCCTCTACATCAGTTTCTAAGCGTGTACCATATAAATAGATCTCTACATTTCGATCTTCAAATGGTAATGCACAATGGGAAAAATTTCGAACTGATCTCCCAACAATTTGTTCTTGACGATTTAAATTATACCATGGATCTAAAATGTGTGTTTGTCTAATATTTTTAAAATCCAACCCTTCTGATCCAGCTCTGGAAACTATGACCACTTTAATTACTTCACCATTAATATTATTAGGACTTGTTATGGCCTTTAGCTCTGTTTTAACATCAGGGGTCAAATTTTTATCACCCGTGATCATTATATATTTTGCTGGATATTGAACTTCGCTAGATTTTAATGTAAGTGCATCTATCTGGGCAGTAGGAGGTGTTTTAAATAATGACCGTCCGCCATAACGAGTAATACCCATTTCTTCTAGTGATAATGCAATTGGAACTCCGCCGCCATCGATATACTGGGAATAAATAAATACAATTCCCTTAGAATTGCGAATAGAATCACAAATAGAAGCTATTTTGGCACTATATTTACCAATTTCACCTGGTGAAAAAATTCTACCAAAATTTTCAAGAGTAACATCTTTATATCTAAATTCTGACTTAGTTGCCTCATCATATAACATAGTTCTATCCAATCCTCGTTTACCATACAAGTAAGTATATAGATCGTCATCAGCATCGTCGCTTTCTAATTCATAATGAGGATAAACCATGTTGAGAGCTTGTAAAGGGGATTCAAGTACAGTATATGGGAGTCCTTTATCTGGATCTGTTAGAATTGGTGCCAATCTAGGATCTCTACGGAGAGAATCTAATATAAAATTATAACCTTTTCTTTGATAACTTCCAATATCTGTTATTGTTAAATCAAGTACTTTAATAGGATCAATAATAGCCCCTCCATTTAATTGAACATCGGGGTATTCCCATTCACCTTTTTTCAACATTCCTAAATAGGACTTCGGATTTCCTGCTTCTAAAGGATATATACTGTATGGGAATGTAAATGGATTATTTCCGCGTACATATGAAACATACCCCATCATTTTTTGTATTAATAACTCTTTTCCAATTTCTTCTCCCTCTGTGTTTTGAACAAATGCGCCTTTTGAATCAAAAATCTCTTTAGTAGTTACTGGGTATCTTTTATCATTTAAATTTAATAAATTCAAAAGCCATATTATTTCCTGATAATCATTAAACATGGGAGTAGCAGACAATAATAATAATTTTAAATTGGTCGCATTTGTCACTAGAGCTAACAAATTTTCTGAACTGGGTTTTACCGTACCATCGTCAGTAATTCTTAAGTTATGGACTTCATCAATGACAAGCATTCTATTTGAGAATTCTTTTTGTAATGACCTACGTTGTTTTCTTTTAATAATATCAGGAGTATCATCTCTACCTACAGTTTTTTGCATCACACGATTAATATAGTTAGAAAACTCAATATACCCTTGAAAATGATAAGACTGTGAGATAATTCGTTTAACTTGTCGAACCACCCTATTTCTTGACAACCCTTTCATATTCATTGGATTAATCTCCTTAATAAACTTATTTCCAGTACATGCTTTAATATTCCACAATCCGTTGACTTCTTTTAATTTTCGTTCATCAAAAAGTTGAATTTTGAAATTTTCTTGAACAGCCGGCGAAGCAACTATAATTATTCGCTTAGTAATGCCCAATTGTTTTAAATAAGTTCTCATTTCTTCACAAACAGAAATAGAAGAGCAAGTTTTTCCAGTACCTAAACCATGAAATAAAAGAAGCCCATTATACGGTGTTTGAAAAGACATATAATTTCTAACAAACATTTGATGCGGATCTAATTCGAATTCCGTATTATCACATAGCCGTTGGGCCACTTCCTTAATATTATCAAAATCCTCTCGGCTTTTTTCTTCATACCGATTATCATAGAACTCCTTTTTAGTTGCAATCTTAACATTAAAATTAGGATCATCTAATGAAGGATACAAATACGGATATTTACCTGACTCTCTACCCAATTGTGCTCTATTTTCTGTAGATATACATTTTAAAAATTCAACCTGATCTTTGTTTTCTAAATCAACGCTCTTTAAATCCTTGTATTCGACCTTTAATTGGTCGCAATTCTTTTTAACTACAGCTTTCTTTTTAATTCTAATTTTACCTTTTCTTTTTTTAACTCTAACAGGTTTTTGTTTAACTTTCGTTTCCTTTTCCATTAGTTAATATATTATGAGATTAATCTATATTTAACTAAAACTTTATCAATATCTTTAATCAATTGTAGTTTTTCTAAATTATACGGTCTTATATAGCTTAAACACTCTTCTAGTGTTAACCATTTCATATCACTTACTTCGCTTCTCTGAAAATTACTTGTAGTAGGGTCTTCAGAAATTAGTTCTGAAATATAATATTTATGTTTGTAAGACTTATAATTGGAACCAATGAATATTTCTTCAAAAGGTTGAATATTTGTTATCATATTTAAATCTTCCTTTACATATCCTGTTTCCTCATTGAACTCTCTGTACGCACAAGTAATATCTGTTTCTTGATAATTTCTGCGTCCTTTTGGAAACCCCCATTCTGGTGTTAACCAGTTCGTTTTACTATCATTTACTAAACTTCTAAGATCATATGATCCCTCGGTAAATATTTGAATTCCTCTTTGTATTTGGGTGAACTTTTCTTTTGCATGTTTTTCTTCTCCGCGGTATTGAATACCTACAAAGTCTCCCCATAAATTTTTCCACAAATCTTTAAAATCGTCGTTTAATATTTTTTCCTTTTCATATACAGTCATTTCATCAATTAATGCTTGTATATATTCTTTGTTATAAAGTGGATATTTCCCCCTTAAAAACTCAATATAACCTAAACTATCTTTTCTACATATCATTAAATATTTTCTTGTCCCATTAAGCATTTTTCTGAAAGCTACTATTCCTATACTAGTAATAGGCATTTTACATTGATTAAATAAATGTCCTTGTTTTGCACAATTATTACAAAATTGGTATGTTTTTTGTCTTTGCATGATGTTATATGTTTATACATAGTAGTTTTTATGTCTATTTCATATATAAATGCCATTAGACCCGGAAGTATGGATGCCGCATTTCGAATTTACATTACAAACAATATCAGTTATGTATCCACAACATCCTAATGATGTGACTAAAAAGAAATACTATGATATGATTCAAAATATACCGCTTTTCCTACCTGCAAAGCCTATTGGTGATGACTTTGCAAAGATGTTAGACAAATATCCTGTAACACCGTATTTAGGGTCAAGAGAATCATTTATGAAATGGGTTCACTTTATTATTAATAAATTACATGAAAAAATGGAATGGGAACAAATGGACTTTTTTGATAGTTTAGAAAAATACTACGATAGTTATAAACCAAAAGAAGTTATAAATAAGGAAAAATATAAATCGCGCAAACAATACATTATGATTGGAACTATATTATTTATTATTTTACTTATCTTATATCTCCTTAAGAAGTGAAACAAATAATTATCTAGATAAAATATAATGAGAATAGGATTGATTATTATTGTAATAACTACATTTTTAGTTGTAAATACGTATTATGATGGAAAATATACTAAGATATTTCATATAGATAAAAAGTATATTCAAATGGCAACATATGCTTTTGTAGGGTTATCGTTGTATTTATTTATTAAGAAAAATCCTGAGGGATCAAAAGGTATGTTTAAACATGCGAATAGTATTATAAAATATATGCCAATAGATCGAAATACGACTGATATGTTGACACCAATTTTTGATTTTGCTAGTGTTAAAAGTGATATGGATGAATTAAATAGAACAGCATCTTTCAATAATGCCGTAACGCCACAAATGAAAAGAATGTTAAATTCGGGCGGTAATTCATCAAAAAGATCTGTTAGTGAAACTAAAAAAAAATATGTAGCAGCCCAACAAAATTGGAGATGCAAACATTGCAATGATCAACTTAAAGCAACATTTCAAGTAGATCATAAAGTAGATTTAAGATATGGAGGGTCTAATCATGTTTCAAATTTAGTTGCGCTATGCACCGAATGTCACGCTACCAAAACAATGCAAAGTAATTTATAAATAAAATAAAAGTAAATAATAAATGATAATTATCAGTATTTTAAATTTACTAATTGTATTAGTACATTTATTTATTATATTCTCTCCAATTGCTCTTTTTTTTATTAGGGTACCCAAAAGAATTTTAAAATACCTTTTACTAATACCTGTTTTGGTTGTATATCATTGGGGATGGTTTAAAAATCAATGTTCATTGACAATTCTTCAA